GGTAGCGCGCAGGCCGCCCCTTGCCTACAGTCAATCGCAACGCACTAGGGTATACCGGGTGAACCCCATCCAACCAATGACTACCACGAAGAAGCCAGCTCAACCCAAAACCCAGCAGGCCCAGGCCAAGCCGGCCGGGCTCCTCTCCATCCGCGCCTATGCCGAGCACCGTCGGGGGCTGCGCCTGTCCGGTTGCGTCTCCTCCGCGGTGCAGCTGGCCCTCCGTTCGGGTCGCATCCACCGCACCTGTCCGGATCACCCAGTGTGCCCGGCAACCTGCCACAAGGGCGGCTTTGATCCCCATGCGGCCGACCTCGACTGGCAGGCATGGACGGACTCGGACCACCAGCGAGCCGAGAGTCGGTTCAGGCAGGTGATGGACTACAGATCTCGGAACGACAAGGCACGCTGCGAGCTCAACGAGATCAAGCTCCTGCAGGTCACGGGAGAACTCGTCCCGAAATCGGAGGTCTATGCCGAGGAGTTTCGCCGATTCCGCAAGGTCCGGGATGCGTTCCTGCCCATCCCCCGCCGGATCGCGGGTCGACTCGCGGCCGAGACCGACCGTGATCAGGTGGAGCGGCTGCTCACGGAGGCGATTCGGGCCGCCCTGGATAAGGTTGCACAGGCCAAACCCATGACCAATGCAGAGCCTGCGATCTAAGTTCCCTCACCTTCCTCACGGGGCGACCGTCTGCGCCGCCGCTTGCGCGGCCGGCCTGCACGTGCCTCCCGATCTGACGGTCTCCCAGTGGGCCGATACCTACCGAGTGCTCGATGGGAAGATGTGCGCCGAGCCTGGTCAGTACCGCACCTCCCGCACCCCCTACCTCCGGGACATCCAGGACGCCCTCAGCGCTCACTCCCCGTGGGAGCGGGTGATCCTGATGAAGGGCTCGCAGGTCGGAGCCACCGAAGCCGGGAACAACTGGCTGGGCTACTGCATTCACCACTCGCCCGGTCCGTTTATGTTCGTCGAGCCCCGCGTCGAGGATGCGCGGAAGGAGAGCCGGCAACGGATCGGCCCCATGATCGCCGCCACCGACGTCCTGCGAGACCTGGTGGCGGAACCCCGAGCTCACTCCGGGGACAACACGGTTCTGCTGAAGGACTTTCCCGGCGGCTTTCTCGCCCTCACCGGAGCCAATAGTGCTGCGGGATTCCGCCGCACATCCGTGCGGTACCTGTTCCTCGACGAGGCTGACGGCTACCCCCCGGACGTCGAGGGCGAAGGCGATCCGGTCGAGCTCGCGTTCAAACGCACCAACACCTACAAGCGCATCCGCAAAATGTTCATGCCCTCCACCCCTACGGTCAAGGGCGGATCCCGCGTCGAGACTGAATACAACCTCAGCGATCGGCGCATCTATGAGGTCCCCTGCCCGCACTGCGGCGAGTTCCAACAGATCATCTGGAAGCAGATCGTCTGGCCGGACAATCGCCCGGACGAGGCCGCCCTGGAGTGTCGCAGATGCCACGTCTGGATCGAGGACTCCTACAAGGAGGAACTCCTCGCCGGCGGACGGTGGACGCCCACGGCCCCGGGGGACGGGCGCCGCATCGGCTTTCACCTCTCGGCCCTCTACTCCCCTCCCGGCTGGTTCTCCTGGTCCGATGCGGTCAGGGAAAAGCTCACGGCCGATCTGACGGGGCGCGAAGCCCTAAAAGTGTGGACGAATACGGTGTTGGCGGAGACCTGGGAAGACAGCGGGAGCGAGGTGCAGGTCGACGTCCTGCTGCGCCACCAACATGAATACGCCGCCCCCGTGCCGGCCGAGGCCCTGGGTCTGACCTGCGGAGTGGATGTGCACGACGACCGCCTCGAGCTCGAGGTCGTGGGCTGGGGCCTGGGGCAGCAGAGCTGGGGCATCGAGTACCGGGTGATCCGGGGGGATCCCCGGAAGCAGGAAACCTGGGACGAGCTCGACCTGGTGCTCACGGACACCTGGACACACGAGGAGGGCTACGCCGTGCCCATCTCGGTCACCTGCATCGACAGCGGCCACCGCACCCATGAGGTCTATGCCTACTGCCGCAAGCGGAAGATGAGGCGGGTCTACGCCGTCAAGGGCTCCGGCCGGCACGGGGCGCCGGTCGTCGAGGCTCCCCATCGGAAGCGAACCGGCCTCGGCCGCCGGCATCTGGACCTGTGGTGGGTCGGGGATGACCAGGCTTCCCGCATCGTGCAGGACCAGCTGGCCGTCGAGGAGCCGGGCCCCGGCTACTGCCACTGGCCACCCGGCGCCGGCTACGGCCCCCAGTACTTCGATCAGGTCACGGCAATGGTCGCGAGGACGCGGTACAGCAAGGGCCTGCCCTACACCGATTGGCACGTGAAATCGGGCCAGAGGAACGAAGCGTTCGACGCCCGAAAATATGCCCTGGCCGCACTCTACATCTACAACCCCAAGTGGGTCCGGGTGCTCAAGAGGCACCAGCGGCGGATCGACAAGGCGGCGGCTCAGCCCGGCGGCGCCGGCCGGAAGGTGGCTCCCGATCCCCCCAGCCCGCCGGCCCCGCAGGATCCAGCTTCCCCGGCGCCCGCCCCCTCCATCCCCGCGGCGAAACCGGTTCCCCCGGCGAAGCCCCCGAAGACGCGCCCGACCCGCCCGCACCGCCGGAAGGGAGGGTGGGCCACCGGCTGGCGCTAGGTGTACCCAAGCTGTACCTCACCGATTGCGCTTGACTCGGTAAGGGGGAGTGGCCCGACTTTATCGACCGATGGAGGTGGCAGATGTCACGGCCAGCGGTCGCACAAAGCCCTGATCCACCGGTTCGCCGATCCGGCTTCGATCGTGTCCCAGCCCGGCATCTGCCTCCTCGCCTGTTTCTGCACCTGCAAGGCGCAAGGAGGTAGCGGTCATGAAGCGGTTTCTCATCGGTCTCTTCATCTTCTCGTCCGTCCTGATCATGGCCTCCGCGGCCTCGGCTGCCCCGAGGACCTGGACGCTGGACCTGGCCGCGAGTGTCGACTCGGCCGAGGTGAGTACGAGCAGCGTCGTCCAAACCAGCCGCTGCAGCAACCTGGTGTTCTTCCTGGCCTATGAGGGAGACAGCGCGACGGTCACGATCCAGGGCAGCGACGACCAATCGACCTGGTACACCCTGTCGACGTTCATCACTAATGGGGCCGACGGTACCCAGGCGATCCAATATTACGGCCCGGTCGTCCAGCTCGGAGTGACCTCGGCCACCAAAGGCGCGCTCACCGAATTCGAAGTGCCGCCGATGACCTACACGCGGGTCTCGCTCCTGAATCACGACAAAGCGGGGGACGACGTCATCTCGGGAATTTCGGCCAAGCTCCGCTGCAACCCCTGATCGACGTCATGATCACCATCCCCACCCACGCGCCGGATTCGTTCCGCCGGGCCACGACGGCCCGGTGGCGCATCTCCGTGCCGGACTATCTCCCCGCGGACGGGTGGGTGGTGACCGTGCTGTTCTCCTGCCTCACGGACCACCAGGCAGTGGTGGCCACGGACAACGGAGATGGCACTCACCTGGTGACGATTTCGACCACCGCCTCAGCTGCCTTCATCGCCGGTCACTACACCTACTCGGCCTCTGCCGCCAAGGCCGGAGAGGTTTTCGAGCTCTTGGCCGGGCAGATCGAAGTCCTGCCGGCCCTCTCGGCCAATGTCGACGCCCGGTCCCAGGTGAAGCGAAACCTCGATGCGGTGCTGGCGTTCAAGGCGGCCAAGATCGCCGGCGGGGACCGATCCGGCTACTCGATTGCCAGCGGTAATGGCAGCAGATCCCTCACCTCCTATCCGTGGGCCGAGATCCTGGAGCTGGAGAAGAACCTCCGCAGGCAGTATGCCCAGGAGCTCAATCGTGAACGGGTCAGGCAGGGGCGCCCCAGCTCCTACCGGCGCCGCGTGAGGTTCGTCTGATGCGCTGGCGCGACCCTCTGGGAATCGGGGAGCTCCGGCAAGGCCTCGAGGCCTCCAGGGCCCAGCTCCTCTCCACCCAGGCCGAGCTCGAGCAAGAGCGACAGCGGGCCCGCCGATCACGCGACCAGGGGCGCCGGCAGCAGGCGTTCCGCTCCACTCGTAACTTCGCCGCCGGTCAGGCCGACCGGCTCAACGCGGACTGGGGCACCCACCCCTACTCCATCGACGAGGTCCTGCAAAACCAGCTCCGCACCCTGCGGGCCCGCTCTCGGGGAGAGTGCCGCCGGAACCCCTATGGCAGGAAATTTAAACGCAGCGTCGGCGCCAACATCGTCGGTCGGCCGGGCATCCGCCTGCAGGTGCGCTCGCTGGATCCCAATGGGCAACCCGACAAGCTGGCCAACTCCGCGATCGAGGAGTCCTGGACGCTCTGGGGCCAGAGCAAGTGGTGCGACTACGAGCGCCGATTGACCTACATCCAGATGCAGCGCCTGGCCGTGCAGACGGTCTGCCAGGATGGAGAGACCTTCCTTCGCCGGATCCACGAGCCGGTGGATGAAAACCCCTGGGGCATTTCCTACCAGTTCATGGATGCGGAGCTGCTCGACATCGACTTTCGCCGGGACCTGGCGGACGGCGGGTACATCCGCATGGGGGTCGAGTTCGACCGACACCGCCGGCGCCGCGGCTACTGGTTCACGGATCAGCAGCGCCCCCTGTCCGATCCCTCGATCGGCTACTACAGCACCAAACGCGTGTTCATTCCCGTCGAGGAGATCACTCACCTCTTCCTCGCCGAGGACCCCGGACAGACTCGGGGAGTGCCCTGGCTGGCCACGGCCCTCTACCGCCTGCGGATGCACGGGGCCTACGAGGAAGCGGCGCTCATCGCCTCCAGGATCGGCGCCGTTCGTGGAGGATTCTTCGAATCGGAATTCGGCGACGAGGACAACGACGCGGACGAGACAGATGACCAGGGCATCCCAACCGAGGAACTGAGCCCGGACGAACCGTTCCGTAAGCTACCATCCGGGACTAAGTTCACCCCCTTCACCCCGGAATATCCCCGTGGGGAATTCGTCGGGTTCTCCAAGGCCATGCTCCGGGGTATCTCTGCCGGCTTCGGGCTGACGTACCACGGTCTGGCCAATGATCTCGAAGCGGTAAATTACTCGACCGCCCGATTCGGCCGGCAAGATGAGTGCGACGTCTGGATGGAGCTGCAGGATTGGACGGCCGACGACTTCTGTGACCTGCACCACCGTGATTGGCTGCGCATGCAGCTACTCCTCGGAACTCTCCAGGTCGGCGGAGGGTCCCTGCGGCCGGACCGGGAACAGAAATACCTGCGGCACCGCTGGCAGCCGCGGACCTGGCCAAGCCCGGATCCCGAGAAGGACGCGAGCGCCGCGGAGAAAGAGGTCGCCAACGGCTTTCGCTCGGCCGCCTCAGTCATCCGCGAGCGTGGAGAGGATCCGGAAGAAGTTGAGGCCGAGATCGCGGACGAGCGCAAGCGGCGAGCGGCGGCCGGCATTCCTGTCGTGGCCGCGGCCGGCGGGGCCGCTGCCCCGGCGAAACCACCCATGGCCTCTCCGAACGAGAACCAGGGCGAGCCCGCGGATTCCGCCGCTGCCCAGGAGGACCAATAGCCATGCCCAAAACGCTGAAACTCGGCCGTCAGACCAGGCAGTTCGAGCTCGACCTCTCCAGCCTGGACGAGGAAGCCCGAACCATCGAGGTTTCGTTCAGTTCCGAGCTCCCCGTGAAACGCTGGTATGGGATGGAGATCCTGGGCCACAAGCGCGGCGAGGTCCGCCTCGAGTTCGCCAACGCCGGCGCCGCCGTCTGCGATGGACACTACGGGAACCAGGTGGGAGTGACCGAGAAGGCCTGGATCGAGGCCAGCCGCGGCAAGGCCAAGATCCGATTCGCTCGTGACGACGAAGGTGAGAAAAAACTCCAGCGCGTGAAGGACGGAATCTGCCGCTGGATCAGCTGCTACTACCAGACCCACAAGATGCAGCTGATCAAGGCGGACAAAGAAACGGGGGTCAACACCTATCGAGCGATCGATTGGGAGCCCCTCACCATCGATTTTGTCGTCATCCCGGCGGACGTCACGGTTGGCGTGGGGCGAGCTGCGGAGGACATGGTCCGGGAGATCCCGGTTATTGGAGGAGAGACAATGGACCCGTGCAAAGTCTGCGGCAAGGAAAAGGCCGAATGCACCTGCTCCGCCGGGTGGATGAGCTCGCGGAGTGTGGCCATCCCGGACCCGGGTGGGGCTCAACCCCCCGCCATCACCCCCAACCCGGCGCCGGCGGCCCCGGCCCTGCAGGTCCGCCAGCTGCAGGAGCAGGCCACCACGGCCGAGCGCGACCGCGTGACCAACATCCTCGCTCTGGGCCGCCAGTGGAAGAAGACGGGGCTCGCGGAGAAGCACGTGCGGGAGAACACCCCGCTCGACAGCTTCCGCACCCTCATCCTCGAGGAACTCAAGACCGGGCCCAACCCGCCCCTCCGGCCGGTCAAGGAGACCGATGCGGACCTGGGGCTGGGCCGGCGCGACCTGGAGAAGTACAGCGTCCTGCGGCTCTGCCGGGCCCAGGCCGAACCGCAAGACCGATCCGCCCAGGAAGCCGCCGCATTCGAGTTCGAGTGCTCGAGCGCGTACCAGGAACGGGCGCTCAAGGAGGGTCTGAAGAGCGAGTTCAGGGGCGTGACCATCCCGCCCGAAGTCCTGCGTGCCCCCGTCATGCAGAACGGTCGGACCAGCCAGGGCCGAGCGTTCTCGGAGGGTAACCCCGACGGCGGTGGGTACCTGGTCGAGACCCGCCTGGAGATCGGGAGCATGATGGAGTACCTCTGGAAGCGCATCGTCGGATCCGACCGCATCACCAAGTTCACCGGCCTGATCGGCAACGTCCTCATCCCGAAGGAGATCGGTGAGGCCGCCTGCTACTGGATCGCCGAGGACGGAACTCCCACCGAGGCCTCCGCGGACAACATGTTCGGCCAGGTGGCCATGGTCTCGAAGACCCTGGCGGCCCGCGCCGGCGTGACCCGGAAGCTGCTCTTGCAGACCTCGCTGGACATGGAGGCCTGGCTCCGCCGCCACATCGGGCGCAAGTTCGGGTCCGAGCTCGAGCGCGTGCTCTTCGTCGGTTCCGGCGGATCCGGGGAGCCGGTCGGCATCTTCAACGTCACCGGGGTCGGGTCGGCCTCGTTCTCGAACGGCGCGATCTCCCATCCCGGGACCGTCCAGCTCTGGGCGGGCGTGGCCAACAGCGACGCGGACGTGGCCGACATGGTCTACATCACCAACGCCGCCGTGGCCGGCCAGGCCGCGATGATCGAGAAGGCCTCCGGGTACCCGGTCTACATCCTGAGCGACACCAAGCAGATCTTCGGGTACCCCTGCCTGGTCACCAACCACGTGCCGCGTACGTTCGGCGCCGGCGCCAACCGCTCCGGCATCCTGTTCGGCAACCTGCGGGATGCGGCCGTGGGCCTCTGGGGTGGCATGGACATCATCGTCGACAAGATCTCGAGCAACGCCGGCCAGGTCATCATCAAGGCCTTCCAGGATGCCGACATCGTCCTGCTGCGGGCCCAGAGCTTCGCGGTCGCCACGGACATCGATCACACCCTGATCCAGTAGACGCGGGTCAGGAGCAGGCCATAGACGCGGGGGCCTTCGGGCTCCCGCGCCAACCGCAGATTGCAGAACCCAGGAGGTAGCAGATGGACCAGAAGATTCCGGGCCTGGACAACGTCGCCCTGGCCGTAGAGCCCAAGGCACGCAACGCCACCACCACCGCCGACATGCTCACGGTGGACCTGAAGAACGTCAACGCCGCCGAAGCCATCGTGGCCATCGGTACGTGGACCGACGGCGTGCACACCTTCTCGCTGCTGGAGAGCAATGACGACTCCACCTACACCGCCGTGGCCGCCGCGTCCATGGACGGGACTTTCGCCCAGGTCACCAGCGCCGCCCTGGATCAGATGGTGCAGAACGTCGGATACCGCGGCACCGCACGCTACATCAAGGTCAAGTGCACGGTCTCCGGCGCCACCACCGGTCTCGTGTGGGGTGCGGTCGTCGCCCGCGGGCTCAAGACCTACCGGAGCTAGGCCTCTGGCCCGGCTCTGTCCACGCAAACCGAGGAGGTAGGAGACTATGAAAAAGTGGGTGCAGATCATCGAGGGGGTGCGGATCGACGGCAGGCACGTTGGCCCGGAGACGCCCCCGTTCGAAGTGGATGAGAAGTTCGCCGCCTACCTCGTCGCATCCAGCAAGGGGAGGATTGTCGGTCCTCCCCTGGCCGGGGACGGGACGGAGGGCGAGACCACAGTTCCCAATCCTGCACCGGCCGGGGACGGCATAGAGGAGAACGCCGGCGCCAACCTGGATCCGGCCGACCTCCGCAACCCCGACTCGACCGACGCCGATTCTCCCTTGGTCGGAGACGACCCGGACGAGGACGTCGACGCCATCGTGCCGCTCGACCCTCCGCACGGGGTGTCGGGCAGGAAGTCCGGGGGCAAGGATAAGAAGTGAGCCCTTTCACCGAAAACCTCGATCCCTTCTTCTCCACGTCCGATTTCGGCGAGACCGTGACCATCGCCGGCCAGGCCGTGGTCGTGGTCTGGTTCGAGCCGTCGGCCGACGCCATCGGCATCGCCGGAACCAAACCGAGCCTGGTCTGCCCGACGGCCAAACTCCCGGCCGGCCTCGAGGAAGGGCACGTGGTCCTCCGCGGTACTCACCTCTATGCGATTGCCCTCATCCAGCCCGATGGGACCGGGGTCACCACCCTGGTCCTGGAGGATCGGGCATGATCGAGATGAAGATGAACTTCTCCAACCCCATGCAGGGACTGACCGCGGCCGAGGTCCAGCGGGCGGCCTCGAGTGCCATCAACAAGACCCTCTCCAAGATCGGCACGGCCTCGACCCGGGAGATCGCCCGGCGGGCCCGGATCAGTCCCCTCAAAGGCCTGACCCGGCGCACGCGGTTCAAGCGCGCCACGGCCGCGAAGCTGGTGGCGCAATATGATGTGGCCACGGCCGACCTCTCGGCCCTCTGGCTGCAGCCGAAGCAGTCCTACGAACCCGGTGGCGGTGTCCACACCTACGGCCCGCGCTTCTTCGGCGGCGCCTTCCTCATGCCCACCGGGGGCAGTCGGGAGGGGAAGTCTCGCGCCGGCGGCGGAGGGTCGGTCAAGCGGTGGGTGGTCGCCCGCCGGACAGGGAGGTCGCGGCTCCCGGTCGAGGTGGTCAAAGTCAGAGTCCGTGACGTCATCAACGCGGTCCTGGCGGAAAAACGCAACGCGGCCCTGGCGGAAATCTGGAGCCAGCTCCGCAGCCAGATTGCCTGGCGCACACAGAAGAAGGCCGCCTGATGTCGCATCCACGAACACAAATCCGAGCAGCCATCGCTGCTCGCCTCGAAGGCCTCCCCACCACGGGGAACCGGGTGTTCATGGGCCCGGTCTACCCGTTGGCTCCGAACGCCATGCCTGGCCTGGCCGTCGCGGCCATGGACGACGTCCTGGTGCAGGACGACGACGGCGCCGGGTCGGTCAAACGGTATAATTTCTCCGTTGAAGTGGAGGGCCGGGCCAAGATTTCGGTGGGCGAGAACGTCGACGACGCCCTCGACCAGATCTGCCTCGAGGCCTCCGGAGCCCTGCACGAGGACCCGACGCTCGGGGGCCTGGTGGGCAACCTGACCCTCGTTCGTACTGAAAACGATCTCTCGGCCGAGCTGGAGCGTCCGGCCGGCATCGCCACCATGGTCTGGGAGGGCCGGTACGCTATCGACGTCACCGCCCCCGAAACGATCATCAGGCAATAGCGATGCGCGCCCTATTCCGCGATGCAGCCCGGGATGCGACGGCGGTGACCGCCGGGATGGAGATCCGGGAGATCGGCCTCCCGCAGAACCCAAACAAGCGGGATCTCTACCTGAGGATCCGGGAGTACTTCGGGGGCACGAACATCGACGTCTACAAGACGCGGAACGAGGCCTGGACCCCTCCGACCCCGGATACCCGCATCGCCTACGCGGAGATCACCACGCCGATGGAGTCCGGATCCGTCCTCATGACCCCTGTCGGCACCACGCCCGACATGACCGGATTGATCCTGCAGGGTGTCTTCCCATCGCTGGCCTACGCCGAGGTGCATGTCTGGTGCTACACCGCGGCGCCGGACCTGGTCGTGCGGGATGACCTGCAGACGCTCTTGCGGCTGTTCGTCAGTCCTGGGAGGGCTCTCTTCGGGATCAGCTCCGACGACATCGAGGTCGACGGAATCCTGGATCTGGGGCCGTTCCCGAAGATCACGATCGAGGGGCTGCCGTTCGAGCAGGATAAGTCGATCAATCGCGGTGTGTCCGATCACCTCCTCTACCCGACCGTGATCACGGTCGGTCACCGTGCGCTGCTGCCGGTCAAAGATCTCCGCCGGGCCGTGCGGGCCTGGCAATCGGCGATCGAGTCGATCCTCTTCGATGAGCATCGGCAGCTTCACGGCCAGGTGTTCTACCTGCAGCCGGACGGGTCAAGCCGGCCGGTGGTCGTCGGGTCGACCGGGGTGGTGGCTGCGGAAGTACGGATCAAGGCGGAGTTCCTAGACATGTGGCGCGATTACCAATTTCCAAGGGGATAGTCATGCACGAGTACAAGCTGTCAAATCACGGAGACGTAGGGCTGGTCGGACTCGTTCTACTGGCGCTCAGGACGGATGCCGCAGTCGGGGCCTCCATGGTCGTGAAGGTATCCAGCCTGGACCACGATCACGGAGCGGTGGTGACGTTGCACGACACCGTCAAACATGCCGAGCACGGAACCAATACCTGGGCCAGGTTCGAAATCGAGCAGTCGGACATGCCGGCCTCCATCGAGGACGCCAACGGTTATGGAGTGTTCGTCTTGGAGTACAACTTCAAGGAGGCCCTCGACCCGGACCACGAGTGGTACCTGCTGGCCGAGATCGTTGGGGACCAGCCGACCACGGAGCCCAAGGCCGACGACCCTGCTTAGACACTGACGGTAGTTCCGTCCGGAAGGAGTAGCCATGTCGGGGATTTCAACCGCGCTCGGTTCGTGGCAGAAGGGGCCGGCGCGCGCCGGGCTTGCGATTGTTGCCGCTGGCTCCCCTCCGGCCGCGACGACGGTCGAACAGTTCATCACCGAGAACGCACCGGGCCTGTGGATTCCGATGGGGCGTCCATGGCAGGAGGTTGGCTGGGCGAACACCTACGCGTCCCCCATGAAGTCGGTCGATAATTTCAAGGCGGCTCTGATCAAGCGTCCGGCATTCTCCGTGAACGGGCCCTGCACCCGCCAGGCGCTCGCCATCCTGGCCACATCGTTCTTCCAGTCGTCCACCTATACCGGGGCGAGCCCGAACGGGTACTATGCGCTGGCTCCCTGGGCCAGCCCGCTGCCGGCCAGTTGCCTCTGGCTCGCACTAGAAGCCGGTATCGCCCAATCAGCTACCTCCGCGATCCAGCGGGCGTACGGCTGCGTGTGCAACACCCTGAAAATCACCGGCCCCGCCGTCGACCAGTCCGGAGGTTTCCTGCAGTTGTCCGCCGGGATCATCGGGGCGGCCGCTGACCTGTTGAGTGCCTTCAGCGCGACCCCGTCCGCCGACGCCTCCGGGATCGACACGTCCAGCATCATGACCTGCACGATCGAGCTCACCCATGGCGGCACTGTCCTGACCCCCAAGGTCCGTTCATTCGACATTGACCTGGCCAACGGGGCCACGCTGGTGCATCCGCATGGGTCGGTATTGCCGATCGGAGTGGCCCTCGGGGAGCTGGCTGTCAGTGGAACCGTCTCCCTGATCCTCAGCGACGTGGACTACGCCG